ATTCGAGCTTTGCCATCAGTCCATGTATCCTCCGCCCGCTTTCTTGTATGCAAGCGCGAGCATCTGTGCTTTCCTAGCTGACCACTGACCGGGCTTTCCGCCCTTGCCGCCGGACTTGATCTTGTTAAACATCCTTTTTCTCATGCCGGGCTTTGTGTAGTTCCCGGCTTCGTTGACCTTGGACTTTTTCTTGCCAGAAGATGGCTTTGCCTTTCTCTTGTATGCTCCCTTGTCCTGACTGGGCATTTCTAATCCTTCTTTCTTGCGCCGTGCTTATTGACAAGCTTGCTGCGAAGCTCCTTGCGTGCATTATCGCTTTTCTTGCAGGATTCGTCCAACTTGCGATTCTTTCCTCGGGCATCTACTTCAAGGCGGTCAACTATGTCTTTTGCAAGCCTGACCTGCTTTCTCGGTCCTCTGTATCCGTTGACCTTTACCATGCCGTCTATATCCATCTCTTTTGCAATGGCGGCATGTTTAACGTCAGTCGTGTCCGACACCCAAGCCATTGGGTCGGTGTACCCTCCGAGCTGACCGTTGTAGGTCTTTCCGTGTGTGCTTATCCCTGCATTCTTTGCGAGGGAAGTGATGTCTTCTCTTTGGCCTTCGTCAAGCGAACGCATCCTGTCGTTTTCTTTTTTGGAAAAATCCTTCCCTGTGTTCCATGAACCGGGAGCCTTCATAGAAGCGAGCATTGCTGCCATGGATGGGCTTTCTCCCTGACTCACTAAGTGGTCGTAGATATGCCGGATTCCTTCCGCATCCATCTCGGCTTCTATGCTTGCGATTCTTTGCGGAGGTAAGTTCATTGCTGCTCTCCTTGAGGTTCTTGCGGCTGTGGAGGTGCGTTCATCTGAACGAGCATCTGCTGCTCTTCATCGCCTAAAAGGAAGTGGTCGATTTCGATGTCCATCGCCCGGCCCAACGCTTCCATGTAGGCGTTGTACGGTCGGGTGATTCCAGACATCATGGCCTGCTGGATGACAGGCAGGATGTACTGACCAATATCAGTAAGCTGGCTTATCTGCGTATCTTTGTTTGGCTTTCTTGCAGTGCCTGCCTCAACGCGATACCTAAAGTCTCTTGTGATTCGCGATACATCAGTTGTCAGTATTTGATCCACAAACACCTGAGCTGCTGTCTGCCCTATGATTGGAACCAAGTCTTCAAGTTCTGCTGTGTACCTAATCGCTTGTATTTCTCTCGTTGCGGTCAAGCTGAGCCAGTCTTCTACTCTTGATGCCATGTCGTCTGGGCGAACATTGATGTTTTGCTGACGGTACTGAGCTTCTGCTGCTGAACGCATCTGGCGGCCCGACATTCCGTACATCAGCTCCGTCAATCCCAATCGCTTGTCGATGGCGGCATTTACCTGTGCAACCATGTTCCAAAGGTCGATACTAAAGCTTGGTGCTTGCAGGAAACTGACCATCTCGTTGATGTTTCTTCCGCTTATTCGTTCAAGCTCGATAATCGAAAAAGGTCCATTCCCGGCTGTTAGCTGAGATCTTATGTTTTCGCCTGCTTCCTTCAGCACACCGCAGTACAGCTTGCTCCCTACTGCAACCTTGTCAGCAATGAAGGACATAACCCAGTTGACGAACTTGAGTTCGCCCAAGGCTGGCTTGACCATGGAGATAGGCCAGACTTCCTGCGGCTTGTTGTAAAACGAAAGCCTACACACAGGCCACCCACCGTCTGACATGTAGTCGTCCCAGAAAGGAACTTCCCAAGAAGTGGCCTCAAGAACAGTTTCCATATCACCAGTTTCAAGAACGCCGGGTGCTAGATTGAGAGGGTAGGGACACTGCTCGCAGATAGCTAAGTAGACGAAATCACCAAGAGCATCGAGTCCTTTGACATTGCGGTCTTTATCGTTCATCTTGATGTTCTGGCCTGCGCCATTCTTGCTGTAGACTTCCCAGTATTCAATCAGGTCGTGCGTTGCCCCAGCGTATCCTCCGTCACCATTTCTCTTTCTGCTCCTTGAGTTTTCAACGGTACTCGTCCGGGCGTATTTCCCTTTCAGGCTTCCCTTCGGAAGATTAAATTTCTCTTCGACAACATTGACCGGCTCGCAGGTCCTCAGCGCGATCCATGTGCAATCTCTCCAGTAGGAGGCGTCAGGGTCTACAAGAAGATCTTTGTTTGTTCTGTACCTGCTTCTCGCTGTCTTTGGACCTCCTCCGGGTGGTTGCTCGACTTTGATTTCGAGCAGCCCTAAACCAGTGATAATTGCCTCTGTGATTGCAAGCCGAGCTTCATCTTGCTTGCTCTGCTCTTGCTGAACATAGTTTGAGATCGCTTCTAGTATGTGGGCGTGATCCTTATCGACCTGAGATGCTTTCTCTTCGGAATCAACTACCTGCTGGTATTGCTGCACAAGCTGTTGATATGACTGAATTATGAATTGATCTTGCACTATGCCTTGCTGTATGGCTTGCCCCATAGCAAGTATCTGCTGCGCCTCAAGATTGCCAGCGTAGAAAGTCTCGATGGATATTTCTGGATTCTCGCGAGGCGTCACCGCGATGATCGGGTTCTGATGGTAAAGCACTGGACCAAAGATGCTGACAGCTTCAAAGATCCGGTTTACGCTCATCTCAAACTGCGGCAACTGAACATCAGGCGCAAGAAACCCATCATGCCCTGAGCTGCCGCTCTTCTTGGCCGATTTGTATTCCGACCACATGTGATTCGCAGGTCCATCGAAGTATTGCATTGCCTCGTCGGCATATACATCAAACTTCTTTTTCCGGTCTTTTTTCGCAGCGTCAAGAACCCGCTTCCACCTATCGACAATAGGTTGCAGCGGATATTTTTTTGGCTTCTGCGGGCTGTACTCATCCATGGTATTTCCTAGCCTTCAAGCTTCTGGATTCTGCGCTCTAATTCCGTGAGCTTATCAAGTATTTTAATCTGGTCGGCAGTAAACTCCCAAATGCCGCCGATCTCGTTTCTGATCTCGGGGTTATCAACTAGCCGTGGATCGTCTCTGTGATAGCACTCGTTAAGACCTTGATTCCTGTACGAGATCGAAACGGCACTTTCCCCAACGGCTGAAACAAACCCTAGGTCTGCGTTCCGTTTGGACATTGTGCCTCTGGGGTAGAAAACTACTGGCTGCCCGCGACTGACCGTTGGCATTCTCCATCTCTCTGGCTCCTTTGGAGGATCTGGATCTGGAGAAGGCCCAATGGGCGCGGCTTCAATCTCTTTTTCAACCCTTGCTGCTTGCCTTGTCGCTCTTTTCTTAGCCATCGTAAGTTCCTGTAGGTCCGAGAATAATTGTTTGAGTCACCCCAAACGGATTCATGGCCTCCCGCCGCTGTCGCTTTCTTTCGTGAAATGCTCGAACGCGCCTCTGCCCGTCCGTTAGTTTTCTTCTTACGCCTTTCGGCTTGATGTATTGCTTGTTTGAGTCTTGGAGGTAAGCAGCGAGATACTCTAAGCACTCGATTGCGTGAGTGTTGGCTCGCCTGTTTCCTGTGTCCGTCACCGCTCCGTTCGCGCGCTTCTTGCGAAACCTTTTCATTTCGCGGTCAAGGTTCGGACAAGCAGAAAAATCAACCAAAAGCTTTGGTGCGCCAGTTCCGTCTATCGACAACATGCCTCGCAGTATCTCTTCCCTGTAAGCAATGACGGAGCATCCGGGGATGAACCTGTGCTTGCTTTCAACGCAGGAAACATCAAGCTCTTTCATCTCGCGCTCGTACGCTTCCCTTGGGGCGATGCCCGTGTCGATAGAGGTTAAGTTTCCCCCGTGCGCATCAATGATGAAGGTCTGAAACCAAACGCTACGACTCACCTTATCAAGAGCTTGAGCGATTAGCCGAGATGTGCATTGCCGTATGTAGATCTCCCCGTACACCAGATGAAACTTCTCGGAGGGAGGTGTTGCTATCAGGACGGCTGCGCCTGTGTCATGTCCGGGGTCAACCGCCAATCTGCGACACCAGTTCATTGGAACCCTTCCGGCTTTTTCAAGTTCCGCAACCTCTGGCAACTGATCCTTGTACTTGTAGACATCGTGTACGCCACGATTCCAGTTTGGATACATGAGGACCGTATCGGTCATCATTTCGCCAAGCGCACGCTTTCGGTAGACATCCTCGCCCATGGACTTCCATCCAGCGATTGCTGCTTTCTTGGCAGCCTTTGGTAGATAGGGATTGCTCTCCATGGTGATGCGGAACACTTTAGTGGTTGGCTCCGGGCCACCGCGCTCATGCTCGTCTCGCTGCGACTCTCCTCGCTCGACGAATCGCTGCATGGCATCGTTTTCCATGTGCGGCAGAGCAGACCATATCAATCGACCAGATCTGTCGATCAATCGACCAGCGGCTTCCTCGTACCATGACGGGTCAAGGATGTCCTCG